GATGGCTGACCACTCGCTCGACGCCGCTCGGTACGTCATCACGACGACAGAAAACCTCTGGCGCTCGTTCATCAACTGACCCTGAAGGAGGCTGTCCATGCCGCTCCCGCAGTCTGACAGCGCCTGGCCTCCTGCAAACATCGTCCCGGCCTACGACCTGATCGAGGTCTTCGACGCGTGGTTGACGGGCGACATCTCGCAACTCGAAACGCTCTACATGAACATGGCGACCCAGTACAAGGGTGGCCTGTGGGGCGGCATTCGACGGATGTTCTGGGGATCGCCCAACCCTGCCCAGACCACCCAGCCTCCGGTGAAGTTGCATGCGCCGATCGCTGCCGAAGTCGCCCGAATGAGCAGCAGCCTCCTGTACGGAGAGATGTTCTCTGCCAAGTTCGAGGACGACCACGACAACGACGACAAGACCGCGACCGGCGCTGAGAAGCCCCAGACGGTCTACGACCTGGCCAACGCCCGCATCGCGGAACTGCTGGACGACAACGCCCACGCCCGGTTCCTGGAGTGCGGTGAGTACCAGTCCGCACACGGTGGCGCGTACATCAAGATCGCCTGGGACAAGCAGACCCACCCGGCTGGTCCGTTCCTCCAGGTCATGGCTGCCGACACCGCTGTTCCGGAGTTCCGCTTCGGGCAGTTGGTCGCCGTCACGTTCTGGACCCAACTGGCCAGCATCAAGGGCGTCTCCTACCGCCTGCTGGAGCGCCACGAGCCCGGCAGCATCGAGTACGGCCTCTACGAGTCCAGCAGCAAGGGCATGCTCGGCGTCCGCCAGCCGCTCGCTGTGCACCCGGACGCTGCGGTGCTGATCGGCCTCGTCAACGAGAACAGCCAGATCGAGACCGGCTCCGAACTGATCACGGCTCGGTACTTCCCGAACCTGAAGCCGAACCGCGGCAGCCGCAAGGACCCGGTCGCTGTCAACTTCGGCCGCTCGGACTACGACGGTGCCGAAGACCTGATGGACGCCTTCGATGAGGTCTTCACCTCGCTGATGCGTGACATCCGGCTCGGCAAGTCCCGGATCATGGTGCCCAAGGGCCTGCTCAACGTCCTCGCCCCGGGCCAGGGTGCCCAGTTCGACGCCGACCAGGAAATCTTCACCGAACTGGGTGAGATGGTCGGCTCCAAGAACCCGAATGGCACGGCAGGCACGGCTGAGTCGTTCATTACGACGTTCCAGCCTGCGATCCGCTACAACGAGCACGTCCAGTCGATGGTGCACCTGCTGGAGCGCATCTACGCGGCCTGTGGCTACAGCGCGCAGACGTTCGGTGAAGCGGGCGATGTCGCCGTCACGGCCACTGAGGTGACCAGCCGCGAGAAACTGACGATCCTGACCCGCGCATCCAAGATCGTCGTCGTCCGCCCGGAAATCAGCCTCCTGCTGGCCGCTCTGATGGATGTGGACGAGTTCGCATTCAGCGGTCCCGGCCGTAACGACATCCTGCCGAACATCGAGTTCTCGGATGCCGCTTCGGAGAACCCCGAGGTGCTGGCCCGGACGTTGCAGTTGCTCAACCTGTCGGAGTCCACGTCGATCAAGACCCGCGTCACGATGCTCCACCCCGACTGGGACGAAGAGCAGATCGACATCGAGGTTGCGGCCATCCGCGCAGACCTCGCGATCATGCCGGTGCCGCTCGAACGCGGTCTCTGGGCAGCAGAAGGTGGCCCCGTTGGCGACCCCAATGCACCGCCCAGCGATCTGAAGGTCAAGCCCGGCCAACCCGGATACGACCCAGCGACCGACTCAGCAAGCGCAGGCGCCAAGCCATAGGCCGAACAGCAGGACGGGGGCGACGTGACTACAACCACGAACGTCCCCGCCCAGCAGTCATCCACGGCAGCGCTCGGCCTTGCTGAGGCCACCCTGATCGGTCTCTTCATCGCGGCCGAACACAGTGCGCTGACGGCTATCTCGCGCGTGCTCCAGATGACGCCTCCGACGTTCGAAGGCCGCATCATGGCGGTCCACAAGATGCGGGCCATCACCCGTCAGATCCTGCATGCGCTGTCGGTGCAGGTGCCCCCTGCGATCAACACACTCATCACCACGGCTCAGCAGAACGGTGAGCACACGGCCTCGGTCTCGTCTTCGAACATCGTCGCCCGGATCGCCAAGGACAACGCCGGTGGTGGCGACGGGCTGCCCCCGAGCAGTGACATCGGGCGGCTTGGCGAGGATTGGTTCGGGATCGGTGGCCACGGGCTGCGGTCCGCGCTGGCCATCCAAGAAGATTTGCGCTCCTCGCTGGACGACGTGATGGCTCGGCTCACCCGACTGCCAGACGACGTGTACAAGGTGATCGCCCCGCACGCTGCGATCTACCAGGTGCTCGGTGACCGCAATGTCACCCCGGCGCAGGCACAAGCAGCCGCGTGGAAGGCGTTCACGTCGCAGGGCATCACCGGCTTCACCGATCGTGGTGGCCGCAACTGGTCGATGTCCGCCTACGTGGAGATGGCCGTCCGTACCGCCAGCCAGCGCGCCTTCAACGAGTCGAACATCTCGCAACTGCACTCGCTCGGGATCCACTACTTCACGGTCTCGGACGACGGCCATCCGTGCCCACTCTGCTTCCCCTGGCAGAACAAGGTGCTGGTGGATGCTGAGCGCAGGCCGGCTGATACAGCCATGGTCGTTGACGGCACCATCGATGACGCCCGAGCCGCTGGCCTCTTCCACCCGAACTGCCGCCACACGCTGATGCCAGTGCTTCCCGGCTACACGAAACTCCCTGACCTCGGTCCGTGGGATGACGCGATGGCAGCGAAGTACAAGGCCACGCAGCAGCAGCGCGCATTGGAACTGGAAGTCCGAAAGCACAAGCGGGCAGCCGCCTACGTGATCGACCCAGAAGTGCGGCAGGCAGCCCTCAAGGACGTACGCCGAGCGCAGGAGCGGATCCGCCTGCACCTCGCGGCGAACGACCACCTGAACCGGCGCAGCCGCCGCGAACAGATCGACCTCGCCATGGATCACCAGTCCATGCCGAAGCACGACTGACCCCACGAACCCCCCGGCCAGGTGTCGGGTCCGACTACGAGTGCCCAGGAGGCGACCCGTGACTGAAGGCATCCCCGAAAACAACGCCGCGACGACGACTACGGATGGGACTACTCCCCCGGCCGTGCCCGCCGTCGCACCCGCCGTGACTGAGGTGGACTTCCCCGACTGGGCGAAGAACCCCGCAACCGCGGCACAGATGGTGAAAGACCTCCGTGCTGAGAACGCGTCCGCGCGCACCAGTGCGAAGGAAGCCGCAGCGGCTGAAGCCCGTACTGAACTGCTGAAGCAGTTGGGGCTGATCAAGGAGAACGAGCCGGTTGACCCCGCGCAAGTTGCCCGCGACATCGCTGCAAAGGATCAGCAGATCCGGGAACTCACCCTTCGGGGCGCCCTCAGCGACGCCCTCCACACAGCAGGCGCCAAGCCACTTGCCCGGGCGGCAATTCTCGGTGATGGCGTCCTGGCCGACCTCGATCCCTCAAGCGCGACGTTCAATGCGGATGTCGCTGCGCGGGTGAGCGAGTACATCGGCAAGAACCCCGAACTCAAGACCACCCAGGCGGCGGCAGCGAGTGGCGTGGACACCACGGGCGGTGCACAGCAGGGGCGCATCTACACGCGCGCTCAACTGCGAGACAACGCCTTCTATCAGGCCAACAAGGCCGACATCGACCTGGCAGCAAGCCAAGGCCGAATCCACTAACCCCAACCCAAGGAGGACAGCCAAATGGCTGACATCAACTCTACGGTTGCCGCACCGTTCATTCCGGAAATCTGGGCCAACCGCGCCCTCGAAATCCTCCGGAACAACATCGTGGTGGCCCCCCTCGTCACCAAGGACAGCGACCTCGCCGTCTTCAACGAGGGCCAGACCCTGTCCGTTCCCTACCCGGGCACGTTCACCGCGAACACCAAGACGGAGGGCTCGGCGGTCACGCTCCAGACGCCCACCGGCTCGTCCGCGACCGTGACGCTGAACAAGCACAAGGAGTCTTCGTTCCTGATCGAGGACTACGCCCGTGCTATCGCGCTGCCCTACACCATGGACGCCTACCTCAACGGCCCCATCGTGGCGCTGGCTGAGCAGGTCGAGACCGACCTCATCGCGCTGTACGCGACCTTCTCGGGTCAGTACGGCACTGCGGGCACCTCGCTCGCGGCTGCGGACCTCCGTGCGATCAACAAGCGGTTCACGGACAACAAGGTGGCTCGTGGCAACCGTCACGTCGTCATCTCCACCAAGGACACGGCTGCGATCCTCGCGGACGCCAACCTCCAGTCCTTCCTGGCGTTCAACGCCTCGCGTGGTGACATCACCAACGGCCTGATCAGCGACAACCTGTTCGGCCTCCAGGTCCACGAGTCGCAGTTGATCCCGACCACGGGTTCGGCTCCGGTCGCGACCCACAACCTCGCGTTCGACCCGGGTGCCATCATCCTGGCCAGCCGTGCCCTCCCCGAGGCGCCTGTTGGTTCCGGTGTGCACCAGGCCGTCGTGCAGGACCCGATGTCCGGACTCAACATCCGCATCTCGATGTCCTACAGCGCGAACAACCTCGGTGTGCAGGTGACCGCTGACGTGCTCTACGGCGTCGCGATCCTGCGGGATGCAAAGGGCTTCTCCTACGCGTCCTGATCCGTCAGAACACGGTTCCGGCCGGTCATGAATCCTCCTCGCTGCGGCGGGGTTTTTTTATGCCCGGTCGGTTCCGCGTCCCTACGGGCGAATCCATATCCCCCATGACGACTGACCCAGGAGGCCAGACCATGTCCGATCGCTATTTCAAGAACGCTAACGGCGGAATCGTTGCGATGTCAGACGAGACCTACGACGAGTACTACTCCGTCGAGGTCAACGGAAACCGCTACCCGTTCCCCGGCTGGAGCGAACTCTCCGCAAACGAAGCCCGCGCTGCTCGCCCGCAGTTGTGGGGCGCTCCTGACCCCAACGTGAAGTTGACCGCTGTCGAGGCCAAGGCCGCTCAGGAGCAGTTGCTCTGGGAGGACGCGGCTGCTGCCAAGGCTGCCGCTGTCGCCGCTGGTGAGGACGCCACTGCCGCTTCCGGCAAGAAGGAGTAACCCATGCCCGCGTACGCAACCCAGGACAACCTCGCCTCGTGGATCGACGGGGACCTGCCCGCCAACGCCAAGGCGATTCTCCGTTCGGCTGCGTACGCGGTGCGTGAGGCAACCGAGACGGCCTACTACGCCGCTGACCCCACCACGGGCCTCCCGACGGATGCTGGCGTGGCCCAGGCCTTCCAGGACGCCACGTGCGCCCAAGCAGCCGCGATGATCCAGCAGAACGTGGATCCGCTGATGGGTGGCGGCTCGGATGCACAGGTCGAGTCTGCGATCAGCATCGGCTCGGCACACATCGTCTACGCCGACGCTGCCCTGTCCGCTGAGTCCCGAGCGCAACTACTCGGCGGTCTCTGCCTGGAGGCATCCCGCATCCTCCGCCAGTCCGGCATCCGCCTCGGTCGCCCCTGGGTCAACGGCTGATGGGCAAGGGCGTCGCAATCTTCTTCACCGACAAGATCACGGTGGAGACGTACCTAGGCGTGAACAGCCTCGGTCAGGACGTGTTCGCCAGCGCGCAGGTCGTCAACGGCTACGCCGACAACAAGTCGCAACTGGTCCGAGCCGCCAACGGTGAGCAGGTCATCAGCGCGACCACGGTCTACACGTACCTCGACTACCTAGCGATCTTCGCGCCGCTCTCCCGCGTCACCGTCAACGGCGTCCCTGCCCGCGTGATGAGTGCCAACGCCAACGGCGGCATCGACCGGCTGCGGCTCCCCGACCATCTCTCGGTGGTCCTCGCCTGACCCAAGGAGGTCACCATGCCGCTCGACTTCGGAGGCATCGAGGCCGAAATCCGTGGGCTTGCTCCGGCCGCAACGCTGGCAGGCGCTGAACATCTGAAGCAGGTCTCGCAGACGCTCGCACCGATCGAAACCGGCCGACTGGTGGGTTCTGCGGAAGCACGGCCAGCGGGTGAAATGCGCGCTGAGGTCGTCTACCCGGGTCCGTACGCGAGATACCAGCACTACGGCCCTCACTTCGATCCGTGGGTTCTACATCACGAACACGGCCAAGGCCTGTACCTCGAAACGCCCACGGTCACCGAGGCCGACGCCTGCACGCGAATCGTCGCTGACGGCATCAAGGGCGCATTCGCCTGACCCATTAGGAGGTCCGCATGGCAACCCCAATCACGGACCTCCTCAAGGGGCTGGCCCAGTACCTCGCCACAGCAGGCGTCGGCACCTACTCGTCCGACCCCACTGTGGTGATCCCGGCCGGTGCTACTGCCATCACGCTGATGCAGTTCCCGCCGACGCCCGACCGCGCTGTCAGCATCGCCGCACTGAGCCAGGGTGACGACGCCTCCATGCCGATGGGCAGGGTCATGATCCAGGTCCGCTTCCGCGGCAACCCGAACGACCCCCTCGACGTGGAAAACCTCGGGGACTCCGTCTACACGGTGCTGCAAGGCCTGACCCAGGTGCAGTTCGGCTCAGTGACGGTCATCAGCCTGACCCGCGGCGTCTCGGTGCCGATGGGCATGGACCAGCAGTCCCAGCGATGGGGCCGCCTGGATCAGTACTACTCGCCCGTCACCTACGCACCCACAAGCCTCCGCCCAGATGGCGGTTTCTGGTGACCCGCATTCAGGCCTCCGCCTCCTAGGCGGGAACCATCCCCACCCTCAAGCCCTCGCCAATCCCGGTGGGGGCTTTTGCATTTCTCCCCGCCTTTAGGAGGCAATCATGACTGTCGCTCTCGCGCGTCGGTTCAAGGTCGATGTCTCGACCGACAACGCAACCTGGGTCCCCCTGAAGGGGATCAACGACCTCAACCCGGCCATCTCGAACACCACGGTCTCGGCCGATGACTTCGACACGTCGGGCTTCAACGCCATCGAGAAGACGGCCATCGGCTGGGTCCTCACGATCAAGGCGCTGCGCAAGACCATCTCGGGTGTCTTCGACGCTGGCCAGGAACTCGTCCGCGCTGCCCAGTTGCAGTTCGGTGACTCCGCCCGCGTCTACGTGCGCTGGTACGACCGCAACGGTGCTGCTGAGGCCTTCTCGGGCAAGGCTGTCGTCGGCTACTCGGCCAGCCAGACCGGTGTGGACGCGCTCGATGAGGTGACGATCACCCTGACCGGTGACGGCGTCCTCTCCTCGATCGCCAACCCGTACTCGGCCACGGCTGTCCCGGTCGTCAGCCAGGTCACCCCGATCGGTGCTGGTGTTGGTGCTGCTATCGCGATCTACGGCTCCGGCTTCACCGGTGTCACTGGCGCGACGCACGTCACTGTCGGTGGCGTCAACGCGACCTCGTACACCGTGCAGAGCGACGGCCTCATCACTGCGGTCATGCCTCCT